CCTGTCGCACCAGTTGTTCCCTGTACGCCCTGTATGCCCTGTACGCCCTGTAAACCTGTAGTTCCTTGGCTACCAGCTGTACCTTGAAGACCACTAGTGCCTTGAGCTCCTTGTAGCCCAGATGTACCCTGTGTGCCAGTTAATCCTTGCGCCCCAACTACGACAGGCAACCACTGCCCTGAAACTGTGTCGTAATACATTAACTGTGACATTTATTCTCCTGAAATAAGAGTTTGATTGACTAGCTCGTAACCGCCCTGCCCACATTGAACGCATACGGTATTAACCTGTGGGTCATTTTCATTGCGTGTCTCCATGTAGCCTGTATTACAACAGGTTGAAAGATATTCGTATCTGTAATTCATTATTGCTCCTTAGTAGTAAAGAAAGACAACGCCGTTACCGCCATTGCCAGCAGTTCCGTTAGTAGAAGCACCGCCTCCACCACCTCCGCCAGAGCCGCCGTTACCGCCGTTATTTGCTGAAGCATTGGCTCCTGCGCCTGTGTAACCAGCACCGCCTCCGCCACCACCAAAAGTTGTACCAGTTCCAGTTGAGCCATTTCCGCCTGCGTAAAAATCACCAGTTCCACCTGCTCCACCTGTGCCTGTACCTGCCGTTCCTACTGCACCGCCACCGCCGCAGATAAGTCCTCTGCCGCCACCATTAGCAGTTTGAGTACCTGTAGCACCTGCAAGACCGCCACCGCCGCCTTGTGAAACACCTGCTGAACCAGCAGTACCTGAATTACCACCACCGCCTGCATAGCCAGTAACACCTGCGGTTGCAATAGGTGCGCCAGTGTAAGAAATAGCAGAAGTGTTACCAGTTGGAGTTGTTGCACCGCCACCAGCACCGCCACCAGTTCCATTCAAGCCACCTGAACCACCGCCAGCAAATACCATTCCATAAATACTTGGATTGCCGTTATTTCCTGCACCAGCAGTTGAAGTTCCTGCTCCACCTGCTCCGACAGTTACCGTGTTAGAGATGTAAGTCCACCCTGCGGAATACCCACCTGCTCCACCGCCACCGCCACCGCCAGTAGTTTGAGTAGAACCAGCACCGCCGCCACCAATGCAGACTGCATAGACTCGTAGAATTCCAGTTGGGATTGTTACTGAGAAAGTACCAGCACTAGAAAAGGTTTGTTGTAGTTTTAGTCCATAAGGAGAATCACTAAATGATGAGTTGTTATAAATAGATGTTGTCATTTTATCTCCTAATAGTAAAGGTAAAGGATTCCGTTGCCACCAGCACCACCAGTAACTCCACCGCCACCGCCTCCGCCACCAAGTCCACCAGCCCCACCAGTAGTTCCTGATGCGGCATTGCCATTTCCTAAAATGCCTGCACCACCACCAGCAGCACCGTTAGCATTTGTTCCACTAGAGCCATTGCCGCCAGTATATGAAGCTCCTGTAAAAATGTTTACACCAGAACCACCATTGCCGCCCGTGCGAGAACCAGTTGAAGTACCAGCACCACCACCACCACCGCCAATAAATCCTGAACCGCCATTACCGCCAACAACAGTTGCAGAAGCATTTTGTGAACCGCCACCACCACCGCCAGAAATTCCGTTACCACCGTTTGTTGCAGTTCCAGTAGTGCTTCCTGTTCCACCTGCCCCGCCACTTGCAAATCCAGAAGTTGATGAACCGCCAGGTAATCCCCAATAATTTGTTGCACCTAAAGCACCACCAGAAGCCGTATTGAATCCACCGCCTGATGCGCCTGAACCAACCGTTCCAGCAACGCCACCTGCTGTACTGCCACCACCGCCGCCACCTGCAATAACATTTCCATAGCGTGTGTATCCACCAATAGCGTTAGCCGCGCCACCAGAACCGACAACACAAGAAGATGTGGCAATAGTCCAGCCCCAAGAAATACCGCCAGCACCGCCACCTGAAGATGAACCACCGCCGTAAGTTCCACCACCACCGCCACCACCAACTGCGATGGCATAAACAAATGTGATACCAGCAGGGATTGTGACTGAGGTAGTTCCAGCGTTGATTGTTTGTTGTAATTGTAAGCCAAAGGGCGCGATTGAAGAAGTGAATCCGCTTGGTGTAACTGTGTTAGTAGATGGCATCCATGAATTGACCTGTGAGCCAACTTCTCCGCGCTTAAATCCCTCTGCCATTATGCGACTCGGTTTACATAGCCTGAGATGTTTACAACGTTTGTTACTGACGCGTATGCTGTTACTGTATTTCCAGCAGATCCCGTCCCCGCAAGAATAAGCCCTGGAATTATAAGAGTTAACCCAGAGTTGGCGGGAATTGTTTGTTGAATCTGATTTACAACAGAAGACCCACCAATTTGAATTGTTAAAGTTCTAGCAACAGTATCTATATTTGTAGCATATAACCAAACTTCATCAAATGCTGTAGCTGAATTCTGTGTAGTATGAATAGTTGTAGGGGATGCTGAAGTAGTTCCCGCCACAGGAATTGGAATACCAGAAGTTGAAGTTCCTGATGTTGGCTGTAATGTTTGTTTGCTATAAGTTGCCATGTTTTATATTATACCATACCTTTAACTAAACATCTGACTTGCTATTATTAGTTGAGCACCGTCGCCCTTTGTAAAATTCCCTGAGCTATCAATTGCTGAAAGCACTGAGCCTGATGGACTTTGCCATTCTGTAAGGTTGGCTGTTTGAGATGTTGCTGCTTTTACAATAACTGGGGTAGTTGCAGAGGTATTTGCTGTAGCAGATAGGGTAGGAGAAATTTGAACAGTTCCGCCTGTACCTGCAACGTTAGTAAATGCAGATGTGCTTGAATAAACTGTAAAAGTTGTTGTTGTTTGTGATTGAACTTGCCATGTTCCATTGTAAGTTCCGCCAGTTACACCAGCCACCGTCACGGTCTGACCTGCTGCTATAAGTGAAGTTCCGCCATAGGTAAAGACTGCGACTGTGGCAGATGTGTATGCGGCAGAGGTGAGGTTGGTAGAGGTATTGCCAACGACAGCGGCATTTGTTCCTGCGTATATCTGTCCAGCGGCATTTGTTCCTGAAAGGACTGTATTTGATGAGTTCAGATTTTGTTGAATATCGGCAGTTTGAGATGCTGCATTTTTTACCTTAAAAATTGGCGTAGTTGCGTTGGTAGAGTTTACTGCGCTGGAGCTTCCAGAACTAAATCCACCAACAATGGTTGTATAACCAAAAGCTGCAACAGAAAAATATGTTGACCCTTGATTTTGTAAGTTTATTAGGTTTTGAGATGAACCAGAAGGTAAATTTATGGTAAGTGGAACAACACTTGTGGATGTTGGCGCGATTGTTTGCGCTGCTGTAAAAGTTTGCGTTGTTCCTAATCCTGCCAAAGTATCAGAAGTTGCAGGGAATGTCATTGTTGTACTATCTGTACCTGCTAATGTCAATGTATTATTTATAGTTAAAGTTTTAGAAGTTGTTCCTCCAGCAATAGAAAATCCTGTTGAAAGGGCAGTGAAAGTAAGCGGAGGGGTGTAAGTGGATACAGAACCTGTTGTTCCGTTTGCCAATAAATACTGAGCTGATGTACCACCAGGGATTGCAAAACCTGAAGCAGTTACTGTTGATGGAACTGTTAAAGCACCTGCATCTGTTAGATCAAATAATGTAGCAGTATATCCACTATTTATAATTTGCAAGTTTCCAGTTGAATTTATTCTAAAATACTTATTTGGGTTTGTAGCTGATGAGTATGTATTTGTAGCCTGAAGAAAGCCGTGATATCCAACCCCACCACGCTGATTATATCCAGTGGCTTGTATACTTGAGTTGCTTCCATCTCCTCCAGTTGCAATAACTATTGGTAGGGTGGCATTGGCTCTAAATACTTTTGTCATATTACTCCTATTATATCACTAGGGAAAAATCAAGGGAACTAGGATTTACCCTAATCCCCCGATTTTAAACTATTTAATTAGTTATCCAACCATAACTACGTTATAAGTAACGCCAGATGCTGGAGCAGTTGCAAATGTAACTGTTACAACAGATGTAGAAGTCCTTACAATATCAACTTCAACCTCAGAATACTGAGTATCTGGAGTTGCAGATGTTTGATAAACTTGAATTTGAATATCTTGTGAATTTAGGTTGTGGTTTACTGCGAATGAAGTTAGAGATCCATTTCCAGTAATGGTTGCAACTTGCTTTTGTGTGGCATAAGAATAAGTTCCACCAGAAACTCCCGAACCAGTTTGAGTAGTTGTTCCAGTTGAATAGTTTAGTGTCTGTGAAGCAGTTCCACCATTAAATGTTGTTCCAGTTGATAGGGCAAGTCCAGTTCCAAACGACAGAGCATTTGTAGTATTTGCAGTAATTGTAATTCCTGCAGAACCATCAAAGTTAACACCATTTATTGCTCTTGGTGTAGCTAGCGTTGTTGCAGTTGAAGCATTTCCAGTTAATGCTGCCGTAATTGTTCCAGCTACAAAGTTACCTGATGAGTCTCTTGCAACAATTGCTGATGCTGTATTTGCAGATGTTGCTGTTGTAGCAGAGTTAGCAACTTTACCTGATGTGGTAATTGTAGCCAATTTACTATCAGAAATTCCTGCACTTGCAATATTAATTGTTCCTGAAGCATTTGTAAATTCAGTTCCAAGCGTTGTTGTAGTTTGTGCAGTTACTTGACCTTGAGTATTAACAGTAAGTCCTGAAACAATACCTTTTGTTGAAGTATCTGTTGTAGATGTTGGGTTAATTGCAGTAATTGATACTGTATTACCTGAAACAGTAATTCCAGTTCCGCCTGTTATTGTTCCTGGACCTGAGAACTGAGCAAATGTAATAGAATCTGTTCCAATTACAATTGACTGATTTGTTCCAGTTCCCTGATTATTCATTACCCATGAAGTATTATTGTTTACTGGAGTTATTGTGTATTCAGAAGTATTTACTGCAATATAAACTAGGTCTCCTGGCTGAATTTCTCCAGCAACGCTGTTATCATAATCAGATGCACGAGTAAGTGTCCATTTAGAAGAACCAGAACCAGTGGCTGTTAAAATATAAATACCGTTTTGTGTAGCAGTAGTTTGATTTTTAATAAGCACACGATCATATTGATCTGGAGTGTAATTATCAAGAACAAATGTTCCATTATTTGCTGGAGTAAGTGTTGCTCCTACACCTGAAGTACCATTTGCATATGTTACAGTTCCCCAAGTTCCCAAAGTAGTAAGGTCTGTTGTTGATGCTGCTTCAGCTGCAGTGTGTAAATTAAATCCTGATTTAATAGAATCAACATAAGCCTTTGTAGCAACATCTGTAGCATTAGTAGTTGTTCCACTAATTGTAATCATTGAAAATGTTGGAGAAGATGTTGTTGCAATTGACTGTGGAAGACTTAGTGTAACCGCCCCAGTTGATGCTGATGCAACCACCTGGTTTGTAGTACCCGCAATACTTAATACGCCAGTATTTGCAATTGTAACTGCACTAGAGCCGTCAAATGATGTTCCTGAAAGTCCTGTTCCAATTGTCAAAGCATATGTTGTAGAGGCTTTTACAGTAATATCTGCTGAACCATTAAAGCTTACACCATTAATATTTCTATTTGTTGCTAGCGTTGTTGCAGTTCCCGCATTTCCAGTAATTGAAAGACCAGAAATTGATGATATAGTTCCTGTTCCTTGATTTATTGTAATTGCAGTTGAACCAATATAAAATGTTTGATTATTTAGTGCAAGTGTACCTGCAGATGAAGGCAATGTAATTGCAGTATTTGTTCCTGCTGTAGCTGGAGCTGCAAGAATTGACTGACCAGAAGTTGATCCTGGATAAACAATACCTGATGATGGTGCTGTTACAGTTCCAGTAAATGTTGGTGATGCCAAAGTTGCAATACCTGTTACTGCACCTGTTGAACCATTAACAGAAAGAACACCTGAGTTTGTAATAGTAAATGTAGAACCAGAAGCAGATGTTGTAATTCCACTTCCATTTGTAATTGTAAGTGTTCCTCCAGTTGAAACAGAACCAGTTCCTGTTTGACCAGCAAGTGAAATTGAAGAGCTAATTGATGCTGTAGATACAGCAGTAATACGACCATAAGTATCATAAGTAATTACTGGAATTGCAGAGGAAGAACCTACTGATCCCGCCGTAATTGTTGAAGGCAAGCTAACAGTCACTGCTGCAGAACCGTTATATGGACCTGCTACTGTTAATCCATTGCCAATAGTAAGTGAATTAGCTACGCTTCCTGCTGATCCTGTTATATTAGAATCTGTGAATGCTACAGTCTTTGTAGCACCATTGTAATAAAGAATATTTGCACCTGTTGATGCAGTTGTCCAAATATCTCCAACTGCTGGTGAAGAAGGTGCAGAAGTTGCTGCTGGGATATTAAGAGATGATCCAGAAGTTGTAGAAGCAGTAAGAGTTGTCTTTCCTGGAAGAGTTACATTTGAAGGAAGAGAAAGGGTAATTGTATTTGTTGCACTTGATACAGCAATTTGGTTAGATGTCCCAGCAATTGTGACTGATCCAGTAAATGAATTCAATGCTGTTACTGCACTACTACCTGTTGTAAGTGCTACCCAAGAAGTTCCGTTATAATAATTAAGCATGTTTGTAGTGGTGTTGTAGTACATTGCACCAGTTACGTTTGCCTGATTTGCTGAGTATCCAAAGATTACTGGATTATTCAATACTGGGCTAACAATTTGATTGCCACCCATATTAATATTAACTAAAAACTTTTTTGACATTTATTTATCCCCCTTATGTAAGATATACGTATCCGACAACTGCATCAGTAAATGTTATTACTAAATTATTTATGTCAGTATGTGATATATCCCCTTCTAATGTATTTTTAAAATAATCTGTTGTAAAAACTGCTGGACGATAACCTAGATTATGTGTTACTGACCATGTTGTTGAAGCTGATTGTTGTTCATAAGAAAAACTTACTTTTGATAGATCAAGAATTGTTACACCGTCTTTTCCAGGGCTACCTTGTTCACCAGTAGCACCAGTATCTCCTTTTGGTCCTTGTGGACCTGAAGATGCAATCAAAACTTCATTATCTTGTTTTGTTACTTCAATATTATAATAAACGGGTTCAATTATAATGTTATCACTCATTGAATTATCCCCTTACTTACCTCAAACCAACCTGTTGCCAAAGTTGTCTTAACTGTTCCTGAATTTATTTGTAATTGATATGCAGATTTTGGAACTGAAAACTTTTTAGTTAAATCTGATGAAACAGTAACTGTAACTTTTCCATTTGGACCATCAATAACAATACCATTTGTGGTATCAACTGTTGCACAAACAGTTTTACCTCCTGGCATATCTCTTACTTGAAATTCAGCTGTATATCCAGTTATATTGATAGGATTTCCTGAATTATCTTTATAGATGACTGAAAGGACGAGTGTATCGCCTTGAATAATTTTAAAGTTTGTATCTTGCATAGTCACCTACTTCTAGGTAAATTGTAGCATTTAATAAGAAAAACACAAATTAAATAGATATAGAATAACCCGCCCTGTTAGGAGCGGGTTAAACGGATCTCTACGGTACTTATATTTTATCAGTTTTGACCAATATCTACAACATTAGCTACTAATCTACATAAATCCTTAAAATACTGTTCATCAAGATCATTTTTCATCTTATTAATATCTTTATGAACCCATTGAACATTTCCTTCAATATAGCCAATTGAACTATCAATTCTGTCAAGACTTGCTGTACTATTTAAATCTAATTTTATACCAGATAGGGCACAAATTCCATTTGATTTGATCCATAATTCATTTAAAAATTCAGGACTTACAAATAGATCTAAATCCCTTACCTTTGCACCAGACCTTATTCTATTAAAAATAGAACCAGAAACTTCTCCAAAGCCTTTCCAGTTATTATTTTTATTTCCCTTATGCCTTGAACCTGTGCATTCCGTACAACCAGATGTAATACCCCTAAAAAGATTCTCCTTAATTATCTTTTTAGGCTTAGATCCGCAATCACACTGACATAACCATTTGGTATGATATGTTTTACCAGTTTTTGATTTAACACATTCTATTGGACCTAGAATTAACCAGCCAGCAATTTTTTTACCAGTATAATCTATTCCTTTGTAAATAGGCTTAGTGTTACCTTTGTATGCTTTTATTACCATATAACAATTATAGCATAATTATCAGAATACAGAAGTATTATTTACCAATATCCACAATATCGCATTCTCCAGAAATACAGGCATAATTTTGAGATCCTGTTGTATTGTCTTCATATTCATATAAAGATAATGCTGACCAATCAATATTTTTTGGCATTTTAGAGTGTGCTTCTTCATATTCTTCTTTTGTTATCTCTTGGTAGGGAGCTTGAACATAAGAATGGTTAGACTTTGGTAGAAAAGAAATTCCTGACACTTCATCAAAATTTTTATATACCCAAGCACCTACTTCCATCCACTCATCTTCTTTTACAGATACTGTAATAGAAGGCTTATGCTCACACCAGTGGCGTTGGTATACAAGCCATACCTCAAGCTGCTGAATTGCAGAAAGCTTATCTCTAGTAATGGCATGCTTTGGTGCCTTTACTGGAAATGAAAATACGGTTGTATCATTTGGCTTCATTACATCATCTTCGGCAGGAATACCCGTATCCTTAAGAAATTGTGTAATTGGATCCTTTTTATCTCCACGAACTGTGCGAATATAGTAATCTGAATGCCATGCATGCATTCCTGAAGACACCCCGACCAATTGGGATACTGTTCCTGAAGGCTTAACGCAAGTTACTGCTGCTGAAGCGGGAATCCCAATTTTCTCTGCTTCTCCAATGTTTGTAATAACTGCGATTGATCTGAGGTCATCTAAAACCAAAGAAAGCTTTTCCAAGCCCTCCTGACCCGAGAAGAACTTATGTCCAAATTGACCAGTAAGTGAAACTCCTAGCAAACGCTCTTCTTCTGTATTATCTTTCCAAATTTTACGAATATACTTAAAGTCTGTAAGGGTTGACTGCCAAGTTCCCAAGATAGACGCTAGGATGACTTTACGTTCAACATCTTGTACTGTATCATGTTCACGAAGAACAACCTCTGACAAATTACAGAATTGGTATGGACGAAGAATAATTTCAGAGCATGGGTTTGTTCCATAATGAATATCTGGGTTTCTACGACCATACTTTGCAGCTTGCTTTTGAGCAGCAGCAACGTTATAAATACCACGCTCACCAGACTTTGAATCATAAAGAGATTTCCACTCTGCAATAAACTGCTGCATCTCTGGCTTACGTGAATATGCTACAGAGTTATTAGATAATGCACGTTGAGAATTCTTCTCCCACCAATTACCTGCCTTAGCCTGTGCCATTTCAATATCGTTGATGTTTGAAAGTGAAATCATTGCTGAACGACGAACACCACCAACAACAACAACTTCACCAATCTTACACATAATGTCATGACATTCAATTGGCTTTAGTTGACGACCAAGTGCTCCTTTGAATACTTGAATTGTAAAATCAAATAGATTTACTAGAGGCTGAGGTCCTGATGATCTTCCACCCATTGTTTTAAGACGAGCACCTGAAGGACGAACCTTGCTAATGTCAATCTGAGGAATCTGTCCAGCCCACAATAGCCCTAGAAGCTCTCTGTAAGCCTTTGCCCAACCTTCCTTAGAGTCTCCGACTATAACAGTTGTAGAAGACTTCTCAAGCGTTTCTGGAAGGGCGGGAAGTTTATTGATGTATTTATACTCAACAGAGAATCCAACACCAGTACCACACATAAGAATATACATTGCTTCATCAAATGAACGAGCATTGTCTACTGGAAGAAATGCACAGTTATATCCAGAAACATTTTCTCTCTCAAGTGCAGGTCCTGCGGTCATTACAGAACGCATTGATGGCATTACATTGCGATTAAACACTGCACTACGAAGTTCTTCAACAAGATTTTCATCTGGAACATAATTATGTTTTGTTTTTAACTGATTAAGCATAAAGCTAAAGTAACGGTCTACTGTTTCACCCCATGTTTCACGACGATTTTCATTTTCAAGCCATCTCGCATAACGAGATAAAGCGATAAAATTTTCATACGGGTTTTCAATAGTATTAGACATGTTACTCCTTGGATTTTTAGATTTAGAACTTAAGTGTACCACAGCGATTTTTAGAAAATCAAGTTTTAAAGATTTTTGTTAATTTCTTGCAACCTTTGAATTGCAGGTTTGGTAACTTTTTCCCAATTATAATCTTTATGGATTAAGAAAGCATTTTTATAAGCAAGTTCACTATACTTTTGATAATTTTCATAAATATCTTTCATATAAAAAACTACTTGTTCATAATTTGGTCTATACATATCTCCAGGATGGGTCTGAGGCCAATGTGAAGAAACTTTTTGTGAGTTTAATGGTGCTGTTATATATCTTGCATAACTTGCCCATTCTGCTGTACAAATTGTTGGTATACCTTTAGCCATAGATTGAAGTGGATTAAAACCAAACCCCTCGCCCCATGATGGATAAACAAATACATCACAAAGATCGTATAAACCATTCATTTGTTCTACAGATAAAAATGATTCTATAGTTTTTATGTTTGGATAGAAAGCACCAGGAGAACCTTTAACTCCGCCATTAATTGGATCAAAAATTGCAGTAGTATTTATTCTGCTACATTTTAAAACTAACTCAAAGTTTGGATCATCACCAAATAATTCTACAAATGCATTAACAACCATTTGTGCATCTTTTCTAAATGCTGGTTCTCCAATGTGTAAAAATCTAAAGGGGCGGTCTGGGCTAATATTTCTTTTTATAGGAACCCAATCATCTTGAATTCCATGTTCATAAACAAATACTGGTTTATCTGTATGTGCTTTAAACATTTCTCCACACCAAGGTGATGTGGTCCATAATTCATCAATATCCTTTGATAAAGGATCTTTCCAACTATCAAAAATTCCAGTTGACTCCCAAGGGGTATAACCAATCTTGTACTGCTTTCTTCCAAATTTATATTGGTCGGGCTGCACAAAAGAAATTCCTATTTTAGTTTTAGGTGATCCTATTAAACATTCAATACCTTGTTTTTTAAATTCTTGAAAAATATGCCATGAAGCTTCTCCATAACCAACATTTCTGTCCATAAATTCTGGAGCACCTGTAAATGAAACTTTCAATAGAAAACCTTCCGACAACACAATTGTATCATTAATAAATTATTTGCTATATATTATATATATTATTAATTTGTTTTACTTGGTATAACTTCCAGATTTTTTGCATGAGAACCCTATACCCTTATTCTAAATTGAATAAAGAACCCCGAAATTGTCAGGTTATAAATCCGCAATTCATCGGTCTAAGCTCTGCTGCAATCTGAAAGTAAACACTTCCGTCATTCCCGCACCTGAAGTTTAACCCTTGATACTATCTCCAAAACTACTCAGGATTCTGATTGTATCACAAGGATTATTAGACTGTCTACTGAACGGCGGGATTGACTCCAAAGTTACTACGTGGTACTATTAAGTTCTACTCTTTACCCCAGGAGGTACATATGAATAATATGAACAAAGCAAGGATAAGAACAACTTGGTTGACAATCAGTACAACAATACTGATGTTGATTTTTGGCTTAAGCAGTCATGCTGAAGCTCAGGTTAAAGTGCAAGAAGCAGTAGTGTACAGCAAAGAAGTATTATATGTTGATAAATATGTTAACCTAGTTAACATTAAAAATGTTATTAACATTGATATTAAAAAGAAAAGTAGTGGCACAGTTTATTTAGTTAATGATCTGGCTACTAATAGTTCTTTTACAATGCCCTCATATAGCAAATTGCTAAATTTAAAATCAAGAGTAGACAAAAGGGTAATAATATCAAGACTAGCTAATGCTATTCTTAGTCAGGAAACTGGCGGAGCAGGAGCATACTATCGCAAGTCTTATTCCAGTAGTGCATGTGGTGCGTATCAGTACATGTCAACATCGTGGAATAACTTTATGGGATACAAGAGTGCATGTGATGCACCAGAATGGGTACAGGATCAGCGCATGATTAATGAACTTGAAGCTTCATACAATAAGTACCATGACTGGAGAAAAGCTGTCGCAGCCCATTTGTACCCTGTTAGAGCAGGCAACATGAATACTTGGTTCAGACCAGTTCCAGGTAATCCTAGTGTCTTCCAATATGTCACATCTGTATTTCAGAAGGCGAACATAGCGTACTGATGAAAATTCAAGTATTTTCCCAGTATTACAATCTAGCACAGGCGGGTAGGGTAGAACCTCTCGCCTGTCCTAATCATAAGGATGATTATTCTTTCAATGTAGTCTATTGGCTTACACATAAAGAAGAAGATGATACAATAATCTTGTACTGCACAGCATGCGGGTATTCTCAGACTGCTGGATTGCAATTATATGAAAATATACTAAAAAAGATTAAGGGGATAGAAAATGAACAAACCTAACATTGGAGATTATTTTGTAGTTCATACGACAGGAATTGCAGCAAGATTAATTCAACTGGGTAACTGGTCAAAATGGAATCATGCTGGAATATATATTGGTGATGATTTAATTATTGAAGCCCGCCCTACTGGAGTAAGTATTAGCAATATTCATAAATATGAGGATAAACCTATTTTATGGAGTACGAGTCATGATTCACCATTTACTGAGGCGGAAGCGGAAGAACTACGCAGATTTGCTCTAACTTTTGTTGGAGATTCATATGGCATTTGGTCAATTATCGCATTAGGCTTTAAATGTCTAACATTTGGCATTCCTTTGATTCCTGCAGACTGGTTTGCGGAAAAGGAGAATAGCGTTATTTGTTCACAATTGGTTGCTTGGGTTTGGTCTCATATGGGAAGAAGAGTATCTCACAAGAAACATTCTCTTGTAAGACCAAAAGATTTGGCAAAAAGAATATCAAATAATGATAGACTATGATGAATGGTTTGCCTTTGGTTTAGCAAGAAGAATATTTTCATTAGATGTCTATGATGATTATTGCGGGGATGGAATTATATTACCAATACCGTCAAAACAAATTTATGTAGATTATAAAGATGAAAAATATAAGAATATTCGTGGTATCAAAAATTGGGTAAAATACGGGTACGATATGCAATGGAAAATAAAAACTGGATGTATTGTTCACGTATTAAAAGCTCCCAGCTTTAAGCTTTCAAATGGTAATGAACTTGATTTTTTAAACCCGAAAGTTTTAGAAAACGCCCTGGAGGAAAATAACTCTCAAAATATAGAAGGTCTTAATTTTGATGGGTGGGCATCATCAATACATAGAGATGAAGTCGGTCATCACCCTTCATTATGGAGTGTAGTTAGAGAAATGACTGAAGTTTCTCAAGGAATAAGTCAAGCAGATCTATTTATTGATATAGGATGTGGAAAAGGTCTACCTCTATACATAGCAAATCAATCAGGTTATTATAATGAATTTGTTGGCATAGATATTGATCATATTACAATGAAAATTTGTAAAGATAACTTAGAAGGCAGATTAAACAATTTAAATCTTTTAATTAAAAGTGCAGATAGCTATATATTGCCTGATAAAAAAGCTCACATATACTTTTTCTGTCCTTTTAGCAATTCAGTGCTTGTTAAATTTTTAGAAAATAATATAGAGAATATTCGTAGGAATAAGTCAGTTATATTGTATAATAATAATTACATGGCAGATCATGTGCTTAAAATGTTTGGCTTTGTTTCAAAGGTTAAACTGTATAATGAAGATATAGATATATATGTCTTGGAATAGAGGGCGATTTGAAGGCAGGGCTTAGATTGAGCGGTAGTAAGGAACACCCCCAAATTGATGAAAACTATCAAATTAATGTATAATGGCTAAAATATACATTGAACGCTCATATATAGAAGATTATGATGAGTCGGAGTCCCATCAAATATTGTTTCACGTGAAACAAGGTAATGAACATATATTTGCTGGTAAAATAGAGTTAGATAGAGATATTCCTTGGATACATCTAGACACCGCCGAAAATGGAGATTTACTGATCAACAACTCGGCGGGAATGGAAGATAACAAATGGGATCATATAACAAGAGAAATAGTAAGGATAGAAGATGAGTGATTTAAAGGGTTTAGAGAATACCGATCCAATTCTAGATATACAAGAGAATTTAAGAGAATTATTGGGTGCTATCTTTATCCAGTCCCAGCGTAATTATGATGTTCTTATCATGATTGCAGATAAGCTAGGAGGAGATACTGATTCTCTAATAAAGCTTCATGCAGAAGGACAAGTCCTTGCTCCCGCCCCTTCCTTTATATTTGAAGATGAGTCAGAATTTTCTGAAAACCAATCTCAGGAGAATCTTCCATAATATCTAGAATAGTTATATTGTTCTTATCAAATAGTATTTTTTGTATAAATTGAAAATCCCAAGGTTTATTGGTTTGTACTACAAGCATAGGTGAATCAGAGAATAAAGTGTTAATTAAGCATGTTCCTTCAAACCCGCCAATTTTTGTAGCATTATAAACAATATTGATTTGGTCATAAAAGGACATATCTTCAAAATCATAGACCTTCCATCCCAGCTTTTTAATTTCTTCCTCTAATTCTTCATTATATATATATGGATGAACTCTTCTAGTTTTTTCATGTTCAAAGTTAGTAGATTCTATTCTTCTACTTCCCTTCTTTCTAGATATCCATACCTTGTCTTGAGTCCCGTTCAATTTTGTTAAAGGTTTTATTTTTTCTACAAGTAAAGGTATTGCTTGTTTAATAAAATTAACATATTCTGGTGAACCATCATCTGTATAGGTATCTCTAGTAGCATAATATTGATGAGGAATTACATGAACATCAACATGTAACAATAGTAACTCTTCAAAAAAATAATTTTCTTCACAAAAATCTATAATTTCAGCATTGTATATTTCTGCTAAATCATCGCAAGCTGTAAAAGTACCAGATCTTTCTTTTTTTACTCCAGTTTTTACAAAAATTATCTTTAAATCTGGATAGATCTTTTTTAAAAGTAAATATCCTGATAAGTAATCAATCATTAAATGATAGTAATGCTTTCCATAAGGTATTGGAAAATATGTTCCAGTGAAATACCTATCTACACCGCCATCTTTTGATATAACTTCTACATTTTTTAAAAAATGTAGTGGTAGCCCTTCAAAATAATCTACTTTTTGGCTCATGATATTATACTTTATTTGATTCATATTCTCATTATATAGTATAATGAATAGTGTAAGGAGATAAAAATGCCTAGAAGATATTTTGCTACACATGTTTATGGAAAAAGATTGTTTAGAGATCTTCCACGTTTTCAAAAACATAAGAAACCCAACCTATTTAGGAGATTGCTATCCTTATTCCGCTAAGTGATACATGCAACTCTATATTCTATAAAATAGAGAAAAGTAGTGATATCGCTCATATTTATACTGATAGATATGCTTTTATGATTCCTACCAATGGTTTAGAGCATCTTAAATATGGTCTAGAAGCCCATTTTAGGCAAACAGAGCTTTTAGAATCATTCTCTGATGAGGATCTACTTATATTGCAGAAAAAACGTCCTAAAAGGGATTTTATGGCTGAAATAGAGTATCAATTAGAGAGAAAAGACTTTATTGGTAAATATATTGCAGCATCAGATCTCACTTCCCGCCTTCCCGTTTTCTCACAATCAAGAAATCGCAATGGAAAACAGCACATTGCTGACTCTAGATGGAAAAAAGCTATAAAAAATGAAAATTCTGATGTTTTGAGACTCATAGAGTACTATGCTGAAGAAGAATCCTATATTAAATCAGTATTTTTAGATGTAAAATGGACAAAAGGTTCATTTTCTATCTCTCCTTGTCATATTTATCCTGCATTTACTGATAGGGGAGAAGATTCTTGGTCTTCCGACAAAATTTTAAGAGATATTAGCCTTGTAAATAAGGTATTTGATAAAATATCAGCTAGTCCACTACAAGGAAAACATGCTATTAATGTTGAAGATGCTCAAATTGCTATTGATTACCTAGATGAACAAGATTGGGATAGATTATCTGTATCCCGCCGAGCTTTATATTGTATTTTAAAGCGTAGAATTCTTAATAATTTCTATAAAGAGTACAAAATTACCGATATTGATCTGGATATATAATTCTCAGCATTTTCACAGTTTTAAATTTGAATGAAATGTTATTAGGTATTTCGGATGGATGATGCATATCCGCAATCAAAAAATTAAAAAATTATAGTCCGCCCGAAATGTCCGATTTGTCATGATTTGTCATGATAAAATGACTGGTAAAAGAAAAAATAATTTTTTTAAATGTCCGATTTGTGGTGATTTATAAGTTGAGAATGTCAGACCCCCGTGTTATAGTTACACTATAAGAAATTAACAAGGTGTTAAATCTTAAAAGAAAAGAGAATTAAAATGTCAGTAAAGAACATCACCCCAGCAGTAGATTTTGACCTTGACTGTGGAGATGAGTGGTGTGACGGCTATGGCTGTGAGATTCATGATTCATACGCCCGTATGGGCTGCGATGTGGCTGGGTGTGATAGCACTATCTCCACTTATCTAGTGTCAGTTGATGACGCTACAATGTCAGTATGCCAATACCACTATGCAACACTAAGCAACTAAAAGAAAAGAGAATTAAAAAATGACTTACCAATACACACAAGACCGCCACTATGACAAGTGGGCTACCGTAGCAGACACTATGGATGTGTACCTAGAAGAACTAGAAGAAGATGACACACAAGATGTGTTTCTATCCGTCCCCGATTTTGATTTAGATGAGGTGCTATAAATGTCAAAGATGACAGACTATGAAATTGAAGAGTCATACAAGATGATGTTAGATGATGTTTACGGAACTGTGATGATAGCAGGCTATGAGTATGACACTAGCAGGGCACTCTATGAGTTAGACCCTATCGCCTACCGTGTAGGGTTATCAGACTATGAGAGCCAACTAGAACAAGATGAAGAAGATGAGGAAGATGAATAAAAAAGAATTAGATGAACTGCTAGACATTCATTCATGGATGTCTAGTTGTGGTTGTCATTGTTGTATAAACTTAGATAAAAAAATTTTAAATTTAATAAATAATTCGGCGTGTTGACTTGACATCCCGCCGATTTTTTGCGCAAAATCGGACAATTTGGACATTTAAGACATTAAGTTAAAATACATTGTCAATACGACACGCTGATAATTTTGGTCATATTTTTTTTATGACCAGTCAAACAAAAAATATTTTTTTGAGATGTCCGATTTGTACCGATATTTACTTGACATAATGTGAGTGAATGTCAGACCCCTATGCTATAATTCCATTATTAGAACAAAAGAAAGGTGGTCAAAATGACTACATTAACAAAAGAGTGCGTTAAGCACACACCTCACCTAGAGGCTGTATCCTTCTATCAAGAAAACTTCATGGATTTTGAAGTCACATTCTGTGAAGAATGTGAACAAAACATTCAGCGTGTAGACTATGATGGCTACAAATGGTCAAGGTGGCACCTGACTAAATAATGTCAGTGCCCTATGCTATAATTCAATTAACAAAAAAGAAAAGGAAATTAAAATGTCAAAATCACTAATTACAAAACTCTATAAGGGTTGCCTATTTATTCACAATGGCGAGAACTTTCTCGTAAATGAAATCCGTGAACTAGATGACGAAAAAGAGATTATCTCAGTCTGGCTAACAGATAGCGAAGCGGATTTTACAATCTTCACAGGTTCTTATTCTGAGTTTCTTGAAAAGGTGGTTAAATAAATGATTATTCTAACAATCATAACCCGCCTAATTTTGCTGGGTATTTTGACAATGGCAATTCCATTATGCTATGCTATGGGCAAGCAGATTTTAGATAAGGAACAATGGTAATGAAAACTAAAATAATTACACTGGCAATTATTCTTGCCCTTGCCCCGTCAATTTCTAATGCTAAAACTTTCGTAGCACACTCTCACAAAATCAAAGGCTATACCGTTCACTATAATTTTTTTACACACAAAAAACATTAGCACAATGTCAGTCCCTTGTGCTATAATACAACTATCAACAACAACAAAAGAAAAGGATAAAAAATAATGACACTAGAAAATCGTACTTATCAAGTAGGAGACTTGTTCACAACACAACGCTCAAAGGTAACGGGAACAATTAAGGAAATCGTACCCGTAAATGCTCGCACAACTCGTGTGAAGTTGTCAGTAGACGGTTCAGACCGTTGGACAACTGTAACAATCAAGTAAGTTTAGCAAATCGCTAAATAACCTGAGCAAGTTATAAAAAGGCTCACAACTCACCGCTAGTAGTTTATCTACTAGTTGAGTCCTGAGTATGACTCGTCAAAACTGCTCACACTAACCCAACTAACAAAAAGGATAAAAATAAAATGCTATACACTTTCACAATCTCACAAAACAAGCGTGAACTAATGTCAATCAATGACACTAACGCCGTAAAGGTTCACCAACTTGTTCAGACTGCTAATCGTAACGCAAAGTATAAAAAGGATTTTCTTACTTATAGTTACAAGCGAGCAAAGTAAAAAACTGCTATAATAACTGGGCGGGAATAAATAATTCCCGCCCCTAATAACAAGGAGAGAAAATCAAATGATGACAAGAAAAGACTATGTGTCAACTGCAGAAATCCTAAACAGTTATGGTGCAGACATGAAGCTAGAAGTTTTTGAGGATTTGGTTCATGATTTTTCTGTAATGTTCGCAGAGGATAATGAACGATTTGATGCTGACAGATTTTTTGAAGAGTGTTTCAAAAATCTAAATGTCTAAATAAAAAAAATAAATTGTTAGCGGGACACAGCGTGTCCCGCTTGACAAGATCCCAAATTTTTGCGCAAAATTTGTCAAGTCAACACGCCATTAAGAATGGTCATAATTTACCTTTGACCAGTCAGATGTGATTTTAATCACAAAAATATTTTTCAAAATGTCCGATTTATCCTGAATTTGGATTTGATAATGTCAGTCCAAAATGGTATACTCCTACTATTACAAAGAAAGGAAGTCAAAATGATTTCAACTGCTCGTGCTTATTCCATAGTGGATTTGCTAGAAGGTAAGTTTTACCAATCTCGCTCTAATCCCGCCCGTAAGGGAATTATCCAATCTGCTGAACTCCGCAAGGATACCAGTTTTACTAATGGCAACGCCTATCTCGTGCGTGTTCGCCCTGCTACTGTTGTAGGCAATCGCCTTGCCTCTGAGGATTTTTATGCTACTGTTGCCGTATTCACAGAAGGAGATGAATAATATGTATACACTCACAACTGCCTATGACGGAGAAAAGCCGTTTCATAGTTTTCAATTCAGTGACGCTCTAGCAGCCTTCACTGTATATCTTGATATTAAAGACTGGGGAGAGGCTAAAGAATATGCCACCTACAATTTGTCACTGCCTGATGGTAAGATGTACACAAAAACTTTCTATCGTGAAGGCAGGCGTGTCGTAACCCGATAATGTCAGTCCAACCTGCTATAATTCAACTATTAACCCAACAAAAGAAATGAGAAATAAATGATAGTAACCGCCCTTAAAGTTAAGCAAGCAACGGGTGAAGCCCTAATCTTTCCTGAAGTAATTGAATCTGCCCGTAATATCGCTATTGAATTGTGTGATGGTGATATATCTAAACTTAATCATATCGCAGACTTAATGTATAAGTATTCTGCTACACTTGCCAGCATTACTGCTACCAATGTAACTTTCGCCTTGCTATCTGAATCTGAAATTGATACAATGGCTAATGAAATTCGTGAATATGACAACCTAACCCAAAATATCCTAGAGGAGAATAACTAATGACTATTTTAATTAAGCATAGCCTTGAATTTGTAACTGAATTAGATGAGAATCACCCAACTGCTAAAAGTTTGCTATCCCACCCATATGAAACTCAAGTTGAATTGTTAGAGTCAATGCTAAAGTCTTTAGTGGCACCAGCAATTCAACCTATCCTAGATGAATTAAATGAAAATAATTCTTTCGCACTATTGAAGGTGAGTAAATAATAATGGGAAATAACTTCGCTACTGATTTAGCAGACATGAAAGATTTGTCTTTAGAAAATGCTATTGCAATTCAATTGCAAAGTAATCACTATCCACCCGTCCCGTTATCAATGGTGCAACCTTGCATAGAAGCAATTGAAGCGTATTGGGAAAGTGATAGTGACCGACTAATTGAATTACCTGAACCAGTAACTTGGCGGGGACAGACAACTGCACCCGCTCATGCAATTATTGTAGGACACCACCTATATGCTTGGTGCGAGTCAGATGAATATGAGGAGTAACAATGACAATTTATAAGTCGCCTAGAATTTATAACTGCAATGAATTTGTGGGTGAAAATAATGAAATTTATATTGAAGATAATCATACTTGTGAATTTTGCGATGGAAGCGATGAGGAATAAGATCATGGAAAAAGTAAAGAGAATTCAAGAGTTAAGGCGTAGCAATGCAGCTACGCCTCTGCGTAATAAAAAGAAATATACACGCAAAGAAAAATATAAAAATAGACTTGACAATTAACTGAAAGTGTGCGCAATTTTTTGTAACTTTGTCAATACGACACGCCGTTTACGGCGTGTGATTTATATCTCTGCGATTTATCTTAAATTAACTTGATAGTGTCAGTCCACTATGCTATAATTCCATTATCAACAAAATGAAAGGGGCAAAAATGCCTACTGTAAAAACCTTCTGCCAGTCGTGTGGCGTTGAGTGTTCTGAAATCTCTATCTATGATTTGCCTTATGCTGGCGAACCTACTTGCTGGGCTTGTATTTTCAAGGCTTGCGATAATTGTAACGGTCAAGGATTTACTGGTTGGGTATCTCCTGATGGTGATTTTGATTTTGACTATTGCGAGTGTAACCCACTATGCCTAACACTAGAGGAGATTAAATAATGAATGATGAAACTATCTTTGAAGTAGCCTGCCTATTCTATGAAATTTGCGGGGCTAGTATTCAGATGGATGAATCTGAGTATAATGTCTATGGTGACGACTGGATGTGTCATGAGTGTTATGATCAACAAGATATGTTTATGTTTGGTTGGGCGGGTGTCAGTGATGAGTGATACAATAACGCCTATGAAATTAAAACGCTCTAATGATAGAAAAGTTGCTAACGCTGTCTCTCCTAATGGAAAGACTGCTACTATTGCTAATACTTTCGGCCTTCCCGCTGGTAAAGCATTCTCATGTCCTGGTGCTACTAGTGTGTGTGAATCTGTTTGCTATGCGGGAAAACTTGAAAAGTTATTCAAGGGCGTTCGTGCTAATCTCCTGCATAATTGGGAATTGTTGAAAGACGCTGATTTTGATACTATGGTGTCATTGCTAACTGTAATGATAGATGAATTCATTATTGATAGTGATAAAAAGAATGCACCTAAGTTATTTCGTATTCACTGGGATGGTGATTTCTTTAATGATACCTATACTCATGCGTGGAAAACTGTAATTGAATCCCGCCCTTCTGTTCAATTTTGGGTTTATACTCGTGTTGAAGAGTCTGCAATTATTTTGAAAGATGTAAAGAATCTTTCACTGTATTATTCAACGGATGATGATAACGCAGAAATTGGGGCGGGGCTTAAAACTAATCATAATGTACGCCTTGCATATCTAGGTACAACTTTCAAGGCTACAGAATCTAAGATGAAAGAATTAACGGGTAAGGTAGGGGCTAAGTGTCCTGAGAATAATAAGTCTATCCCGCTTATTTCTACTAATGGTTCTGCTTGCGTGTCATGCGGGTTATGTGTGTTTGGTAAAGCAGATATCCGTTTCAGTGCAACTAAAAAATGATGAATAAAATATTTATGCAATGGTCCATAACAATTGTTGTGGGCCTTGTTGCATATGTCATTCAACAATTTAAAAAATAGGCTTGACAAAATGCAATAAAAATGCGCAGCGTGTCAAGCTGACACGCCGAGTTACGAATGTGATTTTAATCACCTGGAGCTGAATCGGACAAATCGGACAAATGTATTTTAACTTTAGTTTACGAAGTGGACAAGTGTCAGTTGCTTATGATAGACTAAGGCTACTTAACGAAAGGAAAATAATGACAAATGTCATGTCGCAAGTTCATCGCTCAGAAGTTGAGTCTGGTGAAGTTTCACTCGCTGTATCTCTACGCTCTAATCCCGCTTGGCATAGTTTTGCTAATGCTACATTCTCTAAAGAGGATGAAGTAACAACTGCTAAAATGCTTGAGGGTGCTAAACTCTCAAATTGGAATGTTGCACTTGAGCCTGTCGCTGACTTGCTAGGTGATAACTATAATCAAGTTGGCGAGAACTTTCTCGTTACCCGTGATAATCCTTATACAGCAGGACAGAAAGATGTTCTCTCTGTTGTAGGTTCACGCTATAAGACTGTTCAGAATGAAGAATTGTTTTCATTCGCTGACAATCTACATGACGGCAATTCAGATGTGTATTGGGAATCTGCTGGTTCTCTAAAGAATGGTCGTGTTGTATTCGGTACAATGTCTATTCCACGCACAATCGTTCTTGACCCTAATGGTGTCAATGATGAAACTAAGTTGTATCTCGTAGTTTATACCTCACATGATGGTTCTGTTGCTGTTCAGTCTGCAATTACCCCCGTTCGTGTTATGTGTCAGAATACACTTAACCTTGCTATGCGTAAGGCTAAGCAGTCTTTCAAGATTCGTCACACTCAGACAGTAGACGGAAAAATTGCGGCTGCTCGTGAGGCTCTAGGCTTGACATTCGCATACGCTGATGAGTTTGAGAAGCAAGCACAAGAGTTGTTTGCTATTGAAGTTAATAACGCTAAGTTTAGCGAAATTATTAACAAAATGTATCCAAAGCCTGAAGCCGATAAAAAGGGTTCAATTAAAAAGTGGGAAAATAAAGTTGTCATGCTTGATGAACTTTATCATAACTCACCTACTAACGCTAACATTAAAGGAACTGCGTGGGGTGTTGTAAATGCTCTGACAGAACGCCTTGATTATTATCGTACTGCTCGCAAGGCTGGCGATTCACTCATGGCTGGTGCTAGTGGTTTTGACCCTGTGCTAACTGCTGAAAAAAATAAAATTGTTAAGCAAGTTTTGGCACTTGCTAAATAATTAAAAGTGGGGGCGAAAGCCCCCACCATTTTTTCAACTTGACAAAGCTGGAAAAATGGTGCGCAATTGTCAAGTCAACACACCGTGTTACGAATGTGATTTAAATCTCTGGGATTTATCGGGATTTGGATTTGATTTACACATTTTTTTATGATAGAATTGCCAATTCAAGATCCAATAGATCAATCGGTTAG